TTTAACGAAGAGTGGCTCCCAACGAAAGATGGGGTAGCCATGCCCCTCGATTTAAGTAACTCATATGAGTTATTCACCGGACTAGTGGAGATTTTATCTTTGGCTGAAAGTAGAGATAGGGTGCTGGAGTATTTTGAAGATGCTTTCAGCGCAACTTATAATAGTTCTTGACATTTCCCTTAATTTTTGAGATAATACTCTTTCAATTTCGGGAAACACCATGAACATATTTATACTAGACCTTGACATCGACAAGTGTGCCGAGGCTCATGTTGACAAGCACATTATCAAGATGCCTCTTGAGGCAGCTCAGATGTTGTGTACGAATATGTGGGTTGACAAATACTTTGGCTTTGTGCCAGAGAAACTATCAAAAGAACAGCTCGCTGTTCTTAGAGAAGCAAAGAAGAATGAGCCTAGAGACTACCCGTACTTACCTACAATGCATAACCACCCTTGTACTATCTGGGCTCGTGCTAGCTTGGATAACTATGAGTGGCTATACTGCTATGCTCTTGCTCTTAACAGTGAATATGGATACCGATACGGAAAAAGCCATAAATCAGTGCATGATGTCATACTCAAACTCCCAGAGCCTCAGTCCCTACCACGAGTGGGACTTACTCCTTTTGCACAAGCAATGCCAGATGAGCTTAAAGGAGAAGACGCAATAGCCGCGTATCGTAGCTTCTATCATAAGGATAAAGCCACCTTCGCGTCTTGGAAGTTTAGAGGAACCCCCCATTGGTGGGACGAAAATGAAGCCAGTTACGAATCGAGAATAACACGATGAAAGTAAGACCAGATGCACAACAAACTTTAGAGAAAGCTAGTAAGGCTTACTATGAAGGCAGCCCTATTATGACTGATGAAGAGTTTGATGCTCTTGCAGTTGCTAATGGCTGGTCTACTGTAGGATATGCTAACCTAGAGGGGGAGAGGGTACCACATACATATCGAATGTATAGCTTACAAAAGCACATTCAGGGTAGTGGCGAAACTCCCCCTCTGGCTAATATAGGCAAAGATAGTATCGTAGTAACATCTAAACTAGATGGAGCTTCCATTGCCTTAACATATGAAGGTGGAGAGTTAGTACAAGTACTAACTAGAGGAGATGGAAAAGAGGGTATTGATATTACTAATAAGTTTCTCAACCCTACTTGCTACTTAGCCCCTAGAAAAATAAATACACAACAACTTTTGCAGATTACGGGAGAGATAGTCTCTCCCAAAACTATACCCAACGCACGTAATTATGCTGCAGGTGCATTAAACTTGAAGGATGTACGTGAGTTTCTCTCTCGTAATCTCTCTTTCGTTGTTCACGGAGTCTCTCCTTCGCTTACCGATACATATTGTAATGATATGGAGAAGTTACGAGGTGAAGGCTTTAGAAATGTATTACAATCTAACTACAGTGAATTTCCTCACGATGGTACAGTATGGCGTATAGACTGTAATAAAACTTACAGTAAGATGGGCCATACGGCACACCACCCTCGTGGTGCTTATGCCTTGAAGGTACAGAAAGAAGCAGTAAATACTACACTTTTAGATGTAGTTTGGCAGGTAGGTAAATCAGGAGTAGTTTCACCAGTAGCGATACTAGATACTGTAGAGATTGAAGGTGCTATGATAAGTAGAGCAACTTTACATAACATAGCATACATCAAAGATTTAGGGTTAGAAATTGGATGTGAGGTCCAAGTTATACGCTCTGGCGATATAATTCCTCGCATAATAGGACGCACCTAGTAAAAAATAAATCTTGACTTTTGAAACCCTATTTGGTATAATATATGCACATTTTGAGAAAAGAACAACCTTTGAAAGAAATAGTACCACCAACTGTCTGTCCGAGTTGTAACACGGCATTGATCTGGAATAACGATCAACTGTTTTGTGTAAGCGACTCTTGTGACGCTAAGGTGGAGAAAGTAATTCATAATTTTGCTCAGGTTCTCAAGATTAAGGGTTTAGGCCCAAAAACAATTGAAAAGCTAGGGATTTCCTCTATTGAAGAGATTTATTCGCTAGAGTATTCAGATATTGAGAATAGGTTGGGTAGTAAATCGCTCTCGGACAAACTACTCACACAAATAGAAGATAGTAAAAATGTAGGACTGCAAGAGCTACTACCCGCCTTCTCAATACCTTTGTTTGGCCGAACTGCCTCAGAGAAGTTATGTGAGCATATATTTCATGTAAGTGATATAGATGCTGAAGCTTGTAATAAAGCAGGTATCGGACCTAAAACAACTGAGAGTATTCTAAAGTGGAAATCTACAACAAATTGGGCTTTACTACCTTTTACTTGGGAACTAAACCGAGAACGAAAAGTGAGAACCCAACAACTAGGAGAAGTAGTGATCTCCGGTAAACTCACCACATTTAAGACTAAGGCAGAAGCAGGGCCTTATCTTGAAGGTAGAGGATACACACTCAAAGACAATGTTACTAAGAACACTACTATTCTAGTAAACGAAAGCGGAGTTGCTTCCAGCAAAACAAAAAAAGCTGAAGCAGCAGGAATTAAAATTATTACTAATATTTTGGAGATTTAATATGGCAGTACCTAAGTGGACTGAAGATCGTACCAGCGAATTAACTAACTTTGTTGGAGACGAATCCCCCGTATCTCAAGCTACGGTTGCGCAAGCCGCAGACTCGCTTGACACAAGCCCTCGTTCGGTTTCTTCTAAGCTGCGTAAAATGGGCTTTGATGTAGAGCTTGCCTCTGCAACTAGCACACGCACCTTTTCAGAAGAAGAAGAGGCTACTTTGGCATCATTTGTTGAAGGAAATTCTGGACAATACACCTACACTGAAATCGCAGACACGTTTGCAGATGGCAAGTATAGCAACAAATCCATTCAAGGTAAAATCCTATCCATGGAACTTACCGATCACGTTAAGCCAGCTGAAAAGCCTGTTAGCGTGCGTACCTACAGTGAAGATGAGGAAGCAACTTTCTTATCACTAGTAGCTGATGGTGCATTCGTAGAAGATATCGCAGAAGCTTTAGACCGTCAGGTCAACTCTATCCGAGGCAAAGCTCTGTCATTTTTACGAACGGGAGAGATTGACGCAATCCCTGCTCAACGAGAGACTAAATCGGCATCAACTGTTGATCCACTAACCGAACTTGGTGATATCTCAGCGATGACTGTGGAAGAAATTGCATCAGAAATCGATAAGACTGAGCGTGGTGTTAAAACTATGCTTACTCGTCGTGGCCTCGTGGCTGCGGACTATGATGGCGCTTCTAAAAAAGAAAAAGCTGCTGGCTAATCTTTTCCCCTTGTTAGACGAGGCGGGTTTACCCCGCCTTTTCTTTCACTTAAATTTAGGATAATATGAACATAGCATCTGCCCTACTCAGTTCTGTCATTAGAGAACAGGATTTAGAAACCTGGGGCAACTTGCAACTAAATTATCTACCTAAAGAATTTCACGTTATTTACCGAGCTATCTCTAAGCATTTTGAGGCAGAGAACGGCCTGCCCACTTTCGACGATCTTAAACTAAGCATCCCTAGTCGGGAAGTTAAAGAGAAAGTGACTGCTATAGAATCCTTAGAAATAGATTCGGAACCTTACCTTCTTTTAGAATATCTTAAAAACGAGTACACTCAAAGTGAGCTACTAGACGAAGTAGAAAAGTACTTAGATCAGTCCGTTGCAATGACGAGAGCTGAAGAGAACATAGAAGCATTCGAGAATATAGTTCTAGATATTCGTAATAAAGTAGAATTAGATACTGAAACAGTCAGTATGCAGAAGATTACTATTTTACAGTCGGAAGAAGAACTACAAAGTTATATACCTTTAGGTCTCAATGACGAATATGACCAGTCTATGCGCTTTTCCAAGCAAGACTTAATATTGCTTGGTGGTCGTAGAGGGGCTGGTAAGTCTTTTACTTGTACTAATATTGCTGTTAATCAATACTTGCAAGACCATAGTTCTTTATATTTTACTATTGAGATGACTAAAGAACAGGTATTTCGCAGAATGGTTTCTACTGCCACAGGCATCCCTATCAAGCGAATGCAGGACAGGATGATTTCAGATATCGAGTATGATATACTTGCTAAGTTTCAAGCTGGACGTTTTGAGGAGAGTGATAAAGTACTAAAGAGATTCTTTGAGACTAGAAACTTTGAAAAATTCCATGAAGAAGTAACAAGGCTAGAACTTAGACAGAAGGCTCAAATGGATATTGTTTATGAACCTTCGTTGACATTGGCAAAGATACGTTCAGAGATCGAGCACAGAGTGTCAACTCAGGATGTTAAAGTTGTTATTGTAGACTATTTGAATCAAGTCAAGCGTGGTGGCCCTCCGAGTAGGAATGGTCAATATGATTGGACAGAACAAATAGAAGTAAGTAAGGCATTAAAACAGTACGCACAAGATTATGAAGTGTTAATCTTTTCTCCATATCAAACTGATGCAACAGGCGAAGCACGCTTCGCAAAAGGCATACTAGACGCAGCCGATGCTGCTTTTTCCTTGGAGACTTGGAATCCTTCTGACAATTGTATTACTATGGATTGTAAAAAGATGCGTAATGGTTCTATGGATAGTTTTACCAGTGAGATAGATTGGGATACTTTAAAGATTGGCCCACGTTCGGCACTCAGTCCAAAAGAGAAAGCCGCACTAAGAGAGGAAATGGAAGACGATGAGTGAAATAGATACAAGAATACGACAGATTTTAAACAACGAACAAATACGGCAAGACAATACAATAGAGCTTATAGCTAGTGAAAACTATACAAGTCAAGCAATTATGGATCTTTGTGGTAGTATTTTTACAAATAAGTATGCCGAAGGCTACCCAGGAAGGCGCTATTATAACGGATGTGCTAATATGGATGCTATCGAGGAGTTAGCGATTAGGCAAGTTAACGAGATATTTAAGTCTAACTTTGCAAATGTACAGCCCCACTCGGGTGCTAACGCCAATACAGCTGTTTATCAGGCATTCTTAGAACCTGGCGACAAGATTTTGGGCATGGATCTTGCTAGTGGAGGACATCTATCGCATGGCGCGAAGGTGAATCTCTCTGGCAAGATCTATGAATCCCATGTTTATTTTGTAGATGAAGAAGGTTTCTTAGATTATGACGCTATAGAAGAACAAGCAAAAGTAATTAACCCTAAGATGATTGTTGCAGGTGCTAGTGCGTACCCGAGACAGATTAACTGGGCAAGATTTAGGGAGATTGCAAACTCAGTAGGCGCGTATCTACTCGTTGATATGGCACACTACTCAGGGCTTATAGCAGGTGGGTGTTACGATAACCCAGTTGATTATGCTGACGTAGTTACAAGCACTACCCATAAAACACTACGAGGTCCGCGCGGAGGTATCATATTGTGGAATAATGAGGATTATAGCAGACGCATAAATAATGCAGTATTCCCAGGTACTCAAGGAGGACCTCTCATGAATATGATTGCGGGCAAAGCTCAATGTTTTATAGAAGCAAACTCAGATTCTTTCGTCCAATATGCAAATAATGTACTAGGGAATGCAAGAGCTTTTTCTTCTAGACTAACAGAATTAGGGTTTACTTGTATGACTGGGGGCACAGACTCCCATTTGATCTTGCTAGATCTTACAAAGCAAGGTGTTAGTGGAAGAGCCGCAGCAGATCTACTAGAAGATAATGGCATTACAGTAAACAAAAATGGCATACCTAATGATCCCCGCGGATTTCTAAAAACAAGTGGTATTAGGTTAGGTACTGCTGCAGAAACTACTAAAGGACATGATGCCGAATGGTTTAAATCTCTGGCGGATATGATACACCAGATTATAGGAAATAACAATGGATGATGAAGTAGAAGTATTAGAGGTTGTAGAACACAAGGATGGCTCCGCTATTATAACATTGGAAATGACACCTGTAGCACTACAAGCCATTGTTCAGGCTGGAGTAATTAGTATACTAACGGAATTTGTAGAAAAGAATGATAGACTCAATGACAAAAAATAAAGCTCTTATACTCGCTATGGAAGAATGTGGAGAATTGGTAAGAGCTTGCTCTAAAGTACTGCGTCATGGTACAGAAAGAGATCCTAAGTACAGGAAGAATCTAATTGAAGAAATAGCAGATGTACGAGCTATGCTTAATATTCTAATAGAATCTTACGATATAGATCAAGATGTAGTAGAAGTATTAGAGAACCAGAGACACCTTAAAATGTCTAAAGTAAACTACGAGTAATGGAATAGAATAAATGATAAAAGATGCAGCAAAACTATTTATAGGACTATGTAAAGAGCCGAATACTCCAGCGCTGTACTGGAGATTGCTTTATATGTTTGCAGCAGGCAGTCGCGCTAAAAATGCGGAGTTATTTGAGAACAGTAAGGTAGGCAAAAGAGTTCTAGAAGAAAAAGTAAGTCTAATAGACTACATAGACAATATCACAGAGTTTAAAGAAGGTTCCGTTGCCGAGTATTATAGAGCGTACTGCACTTACTGGGAAATAGACACTAGAGAATACTTTGCCCTAGGGTCGTATGAGGCGACAAATACTAATGCATTTTTACTACAAAGAATGTTAGCTTCTCACGAGCTTTTACATATTATTCTAGGATATGACTCCTCACTAAAAGGCGAAATGCAAGTAGCTATGTTTCAGTTTTCTCAGTCTAGAAACTTGGGATTTCTTCTTATAGCTCTTTCTATAGCTTGGAGATATGGAAGCTCTCCTGCTCTTTTGCTCTCTGCGTACCGAAAAGGACAACGACTATCTAGAATAGAGATTTTAGATTGGGAAACTATATTGGGTATGCAAGTGCGTGAGGTTAGGAGTATGTTTTGCTAGGCGAAGCTTTTCCGAAATATATTAACCCTTCTACGCTGAAGAATGACTTTATAGTCTATGACTTTATGACGAAAGAGTTTTGCGACTTCATTATACAGGCAATACAAGGACAAGAGTGGACGTCTAATCACGGTGACAGATATAAGACTAGAGATGTACTATTAGAAGACTCAATCCCAGATCTATTCGGACAGTTGAATACACATCTAGATCAAAGAATATGGCCTTGGGCTCAGCACTATTGGGATATAGATGAGTTTGCAACAGATACTATATTTGCTATAAAATACCACATGGATGGACAGAGGTCTCTTGATCTTCACCACGACGAGAGTTTTATTAGTGGCAGTGTAAAACTGTGCGACTCTTACACTGGGGGATTATTAGAGTTTCCTAGACAAAAATTTTCTAACAAGGATGTTGAGGTAGGCCAATTACTAACTTGGCCTAGTAAGATCACACATCCACATCGTAGTACTCCTATAACATCGGGTACTAAATACTCACTAACAATATGGACGAAAGAATTAAATGGATGATTTAAAAAAACTATGGGGAGGAGTACTAATTTTAGTTGTATTGGCTTTTGTGCTCAATTCTTGCTCTGTAAAAGAAAGGCTTGAAGTTTATAGCAGCGACTGGATGATTTATTAAATGAACGTAAAACTTATTAGTCACTCACAAGCACCAGATTACAATGAGTCAGCGTTGGACTTAGTGGCATATTGTGCTAGAGTAAGTAACCCAGATAATCAAAACAATAAAGAAACAAGTGAAAAACTTGTAAAGTACTTGATGAAGCACCAACACTGGAGCCCTCTAGAGATGGTCAGTGTTTGTTTAGAAATTGAAACAACTAGAGATATTGCACGACAGATACTTCGTCACCGTTCTTTTTCGTTTCAAGAGTTTAGTCAGCGTTATGCTGATCCTACAGAAGACTTAAGTTTCGAGACTAGGCAAGCACGTTTACAAGATCCTAAGAACAGGCAGAACAGTATAGAGGCAGATAATGACGGATTAGAAATTGAATGGCATAAACGCCAGAGAGAAGTCATAGAAGCGTCAACAAAAGCTTATAGGTGGGCAATTGATAATGGTATTGCAAAAGAGCAGGCTAGAGCTGTGCTTCCAGAGGGAAATACTATAAGTAGGATGTATATGAATGGTACTTTAAGAAGCTGGATTCACTATATTGATTTAAGGAAAGAAAACGGAACACAGAAGGAACATATGGATATAGCCTTAGCGGTAGCAGAAGTTATAGCTAATGTATTCCCACTTAAAAATAGTTCTTGACATTTTCCTTAAATTTTGAGATAATATATAAATGGATGTAATAGACGTATTAAATAAAGAAAAGTTGGCGTATACTGTCTCAGGTCAGGACTTTCAGATTAAATGTCTGAACCCGGATCATGATGACAGAAACCCTTCTCTTCGGGTAGATAAAGTTACTGGAGTGTTCCACTGTTTTAGTTGTCACTTCAAAGGCAATATCTTTACTCACTATGGTACGCCTCCTACAGAAAAAACTCTACGCCTACATAAAGTAAGACATAAGATAGAAAAGATCAGGTCTGATAATGTAGGGTTAAAGATACCAGAGAAAGCTATTCGATTTGTAGGAGCGTTTAGAAATATATCCGCAGATACCTTAGCGCAGTTTGGGGCGTTTACCCACTTCGAAAAAGAATACGCGGGTAGACTTGCTTTTCCCTTAAAGGATATGACAGGCAAGATTAGGGCTTTTATTGGTAGAGCTACGGATAACACCATCCAACCCAAATATATGATTCAGCCCAGAGGAGTACAACTTCCTTTGTTTCCTTCAAAACCTAATATGATTCATGGAGAAGTCATTCTAGTAGAAGGTATTTTTGATGCGCTGAATATGATTGACAAAGGTTTAACAAATGCAATATGCTGCTTTGGTACTAACAACTTTGATACGAATAAGTTGGCTTTACTAAAAGTATATGGCGTACAGAGTGTAAAAGTATTCTTTGATGGAGATGAAGCAGGACAAACTGCAGCAGAAAGAATATGTGGGCTTTGTGAAGAAATAGGAATGCCTAGTGGCATAATACCAATAGCAAGAGGTACAGATCCTGGAGATCTTACCAAAGAAAGAATATCAGACTTAAAGGATTTTTTATATGGCCACAGTAGCCCTAATTGAGAAGGTGCCTAGCAAAACTGACTTTGTTCGTCACTTTGAGAACAAGTTTCAGTTTGATAGGTATGCTCTTTGTTCAGATACAACAAAGAAAAAAATATTAAAGAAAGATGTTGATATTGAGATTGATACAGATGAGTACGACTTTGTCGTATTGGTCGGATCTGAAGCACTTCAACATTTTGCTAAAGAACGATCTATCACAGAACATTGTGGTAGACTTATTGATGATAAGTATATTCCTATCATCAATCCTGGTATGCTTGCATTCCGCCCTGAGGCAAAAGAAACTTGGGACGATGCGGTGAGCAAACTGAATAAGTACATATCAGGGGATCTCAAAAGCGTAGTAATTGACAAAGAGAAATTCTACGGTATTGAGGACACTCAGGAAGCTATTGAATGGCTAAAAGCGGCGCTTGTAAGTGACGCTACCCATATTGCAGTAGACACTGAAACTACAGGATTGTACCCTCGGGATGGGCACATTCTTGGAATTAGTATGGCGTATCAAGAGGACACTTCTGTATATATAAGTACAGACTGTGTGGATGAAGAAGCCACCTCACTTATGCAAGAAATCTTCAATAAGAAGGGTGTTATTATGCACAATGCCAAGTTTGACTTGGCAATGCTAGAGTATCACTTTAATTTTGAGTTTCCTCGTATAGATGATACAATGCTCATGTCCTATATGCTAAATGAAGTACCAGGCAATCATGGACTGAAGACATTAGCTATCAAACATACTCCATATGGAGATTATGAGAAGCCTATGTATGAATTCATACAGGAGTACTGCCGTAGGAATGGTATGTTACGTGGTGACTTCACATGGGATATGATTCCTTTTGATTTGATGCAAGTATACGCAGCAATGGATGCTTGTGTAACCTATCGTATATATCAAATATTCAAGGAAGAGCTGGATAAAGATCCTCAGATTCGTAGAGTATATAAGAATCTTCTAATTCCTGCCATGCGATTTTTGACAGACTGTCAAGATACTGGAGTTCCTTTCGACAGAAACAGACTAGAAGTATCTCAAAATCTTATGGAAGAAGATATACAGACTGCTGTAGCAGGGCTATATGAGTTTGAAGAAGTAAAAGAGTTTGAGCAATTTCAAGATAAAGGGTTTAATCCAAACAGTACGCTTCAGCTAAGAAAACTTTTGTTCGATTTTATAGGACTAAAGCCTACTGGCAAGAAAACAGGTACGGGAGCAAACTCTACAGATGCAGAAGTACTGCAGGCATTGGGAGAAGAACATGAGGTTCCTAAGCATATTCTGGAAATACGCCAGAAAAGTAAAATTAAGAATACATATCTCGACAAGATTATTCCTCAGTTGGATCGCGACTCGCGACTTCGGACGAATTTTAATCTACACGGTACTACTTCTGGCCGCCTTAGTAGTTCCGGTAAACTAAACATGCAGCAAATACCTAGAGATAATCCGATTATTAAAGGGTGTATTAAAGCTAGACCAGGACATCAAATAGTTGCAATGGATTTAACCACTGCAGAAGTTTATGTCGCTGCTGTACTAGCCAGAGATGAGAAGCTGCAGGATGTATTTAGACAAGGCGGTAACTTTCACAGTACAATCGCAAAGGTAGTCTTTAGGCTTCCTTGCGAGGTAGGTGATGTAGCAGAGTTCTACTCTGTAAAGCGACAAGCTGCAAAAGCTGTAACGTTTGGTATCATGTATGGTGCCGGAGCTAAGAAGATTAGTGCCCAAGTTACAAAAGACTCAGGCACATACTTCTCAGTATCGGAAGCACAAGAAGTTATTGACGATTACTTTAAGCAGTTCAAGATGTTAAAAAAATGGTTAGACGATAAAAAACTAGAGATTGCTAAACATGGATATGTTTATTCTATCTTTGGTCGCAAGCGTAGACTACCAAATGTACATAGTAGTGACCAAGGTATTGCTTCTCACGAAGTTCGCTCTGGCATCAACTTCTTAGTACAGTCTGCGGCTAGTGACATCAATCTTCTAGGTGCTGTTGATATGCACAACTACATAAAAGATCATGGTCTTAAAAGCCGTATCTTTGCTCTAGTACATGACTCTATCCTTGCAGAAGTTCCAGATCACGAAGTAGATCACTACTGCGAGAAAGTAAGATACTTTATCCAGCAGCCTCGAGAAGGCTGTGCTATCAAAGGTGCCCCTGTTGGTTGCGACTTTGATGTAGGCGAAGACTACAGCTTCGGTAAGTTTGCAAAAGCGTATGAAGCTAACTGATATAGTATTTCCAGTATTTATACTGCCAAGAGATATAGACATAGACACGCAAGATGGGATAGTATTTGCAAATCGACAGATGCTAGACGATCTCAACGTCAATCATGACTCTTTGGGGATGAGAAGGCTCAGGTCTTCTTATCCCACAAAGTTTCCCTTAACCAAGGCGGTACACGATATTCCCTCTTTTCTAAAAAGTGCTGCAAAAAGATTTGTAGACTCTGATGGTACCGTATTTAGGTATGAAAAGACCCGAATGGTAGATCTAAGGTACTATTTAATAAAAAGTGTACGAAGACTGGGAACTAAGAGCATAGTGTGGATAGAAGACATAAATTTTCCCTTTGATTTAGCTAGACCCCCTGATCCAGCAATGCGTTGGGCGGGTATACTATATGATGGGAGGCACCCGTGGCTCCTATACGAATTTTCAGAGAATAAAAAGAAAGACACAAAGAGAAAGATATGAAAGCAGTAGTTTCTGATAAAATATACATGACCGTGGATCAAGAGACACAGGATAAGATTGATAAGGAGTTAACCTACTCAATACCAACTTATAATCCCTTAGACCCACCTCTTGTCATTAAGAATATGGGTAGAATTAAGCAAGGAATGATTACAGTTCCAAGTGGTCGCTTTGATTTGATACCAGAGGGGCATGAAATCGTCGATAAAAGAAAGCTTGCGCCGGTCGAGTTCCCAGAGTTTCGCCATGAGTTACGTGTGTCCCAAAAAGAAGTACATGACGATATTGAGGACAGTTGTATTATCAATGCTTGGGTTAGTTGGGGTAAAACATTTACAGGATTGGCAATTGCTGGCAAGCTAAAACAGAAAACTCTAGTGGTTGTGCACACTGTAGCTCTTAGATCCCAGTGGGAGAAAGAAGTAGAGAAGGTATACGGAATTAAACCCGCCATAATTGGTAGTGGTAAGTTTGATTTAAGTGGTCCAATCGTCATTGGTAATGTCCAGACGCTCACAAGGCGAGTACCAGACTTTGCTAATGAATTCGGGACAATCATTCTCGATGAGATGCATCACGTATCTTCTCCTACATTTAAGAATATTCTAGATAAGTGCACTGCTAGATATAAGATTGGACTATCAGGTACAATTGAAAGAAAAGATGGAAAGCACGTATTGTTTAGAGATTATTTTAGTCCTAAAATATACTTTCCACCAAAAGAAAACTATATGCCGCCTAAGATACATATCATACATTCAGATATACGTTTTTTAGACGGCAGTGGTACTCCATGGGCTAAGAAGATAAATCATCTAGCTTATAACGAGGAGTATCAGCATGAAGTAGCAATAATAGCAAGTGCGATGGCTGCTAAAGGACACAAAGTTCTAGTTGTAGCTGATCGTGTTGCTTTCTTAAAGAAAGCTGCCGAACTGGTAGGAGATAGTGCTATAGTAATTACAGGAGAAACTCCACACGAAGAAAGACCTGATATGATGGAGAGAATAAATACTGACAAGAATGTACTGTTTGGCACACAGTCTATATTCTCAGAAGGTGTTTCTCTCGATGCTTTGAGTTGCCTCGTGCTCGGAACTCCTGTAAATAATGAGCCTCTTCTTACACAGCTAATAGGTCGTGTAATTAGAATAAAAGAAGGTAAGAAAGATCCTGTTATAATCGACATAAACTTAAAAGGCAACACAGCCAGAAAGCAAGCGAATAACAGAGCAGGATACTACTTGAAGCAAGGATATGAGATCAAGAACATATGAAAAAATATTTCTTGACATTTCGTTTAAAATTTGAGATAATATATGACACTGTTTAATTGGAAAAAGATTGTAAACAAGACACAGGGCAGAGCCAAAGACATCTTCGCGATTATGCATTGGATGACTTTTATGTCGCTGCCAAGCAATAGAAAAGACACAGTTTATAATTATATGCAGTATAACTTCGTTGGAAATTCGTTTGCAGTAGATCTGAAACCTCTTTTCTTCGAAGCAAAGAACTACACTGCCCAAGAGAGAATAGAGTATCTATCTCTGCTGAGCTACCGTAGCTTTGCTATTTATATGCACGATCAAATAGTAACTTTAGACCTTTCACACGCTAACGTGGGTCAGGACGCAATAAACAATAACAGACTACTTACTTTGATAGATGATAAGATTCATTTCAAGTATGAAGACATTTAGGAGAAAATATGAAATTTGCTGACGCAAAAGGAACTGCAAAGAAGAGTTCCGTAGTTCAATATCAATACATCACTGGCGACAATAAAGTACGACTAGTAGGAGACATTCTTCCTCGCTACGTGTACTGGATAACTGGTGAGAATAACAAAAACATTCCAATGGAGTGCTTAGGATTCAATCGAGAGACGGAAACCTTTGAAAACAAAGAAACCGACTGGGTACGCAAGTATCATCCCGAAAAGAAATGCGGATGGGCTTATGCGATTCAATGCATCCATGACGGTGAGCTAAAAATCCTTAACCTTAAAAAGAAACTGCTTGAGCAAATCATGTTAGCAGCAGAAGAATTAGGCGACCCTACTAATCCAGAAACTGGATGGGACGTAAACTTTAAGCGTGTTAAGACTGGCCCACAAGTATACAATGTAGAATACCAGTTGCAAGTATTAAAATGCAAAGTACGAGCACTAGATGCCGATGAGAAAGCTCTCGTAAAAGGGTTAAAGTCCATGGACGATATCCTTACTCGACCTTCCGCCGAGCAACAAAAAGAATTCCTAGAGGGATTGATGAGTGAGTCTGCAGGTGCTTCTGCAGATGTAGTTGAAGAACTAGAACAGGATTTACCTTACTAATGAAGACACTGTTCACTGCTGATTGGCACATAAAGATAGGTCAAAAGAATGTGCCGGAAGATTGGGCACGTGAACGGTATCGGATGTTCTTTAACAAGATTCATGAACTGGAAGCAGGAGTTGATCTTCATGTGATTGGAGGGGATTTGTTTGACCGGATCCCCACCATGAGCGAGTTAGAGCTATATTTTGAGTTCATTAGTGGCATAGAGGTGCGTACCTTAATTTACGATGGAAATCATGAAGCCACAAAAAAACATCAAACTTTTCTAACACAGCTGAAAAAAGCATCAAAGGAGGTGAATACTCTCGTAGAGGTTGTAGACTCTATCTATAATGAAGATCATTTTGGGGTGCTCCCCTACTGTGAGCTACACGGAAAATGGCACGCTAAAGACTTTAGTATCAGAAAGCCGCTTTTCACTCACGTACGGGGAGCCATTCCTCCACACGTTACACCCGAAGTAGACCTTCGAAGATTTGAACAGTTTCCTGTTGTTTTTGCAGGAGACTTACATAGCCATACTAATACACAGGCTAATATAGTATACCCAGGTAGTCCTATGACTACACAGTTTCATCGTAACTTAGTTAAGACTGGTTACATTATCATTGAGGATGATAACTGGCAGTGGTATCAATTTGAATTACCACAGTTACTAAGAAAAACAGTAACTTCCGAAAAAGAAATGGTGCCTACAGAATACCATCACACAATATATGAAATAGAGGGAGATATTGCAGAACTGTCCTCCGTAGCAAATTCAGACTTACTAGATAAGAAAGTAATTAAACGAAAGACAGAAACTGCACTTCTTCTTAGTGATGACATGACTATAGAAGATGAATTGGCGGAATATCTAAGTTATATTCTGGAACTAGAAAACAACACAGTAAAGGAAGTATTAAGTACATTTCATGATTACTCTAAAGAAATTGCAGTGGGATAATTGCTTCAGCTATGGTAGTAACAATTCAATAGATCTGAACGGAACAACTCTTACTCAGCTAGTAGGAAAGAATGGAGCAGGTAAGTCTTCTTTGCCTTTAATCTTAGAAGAAGTACTATTCAACAAAAACTCCAAAGGAATCAAGAAAGCTGAGATACAGAATCGAGCTTACAACAAGGGATACAACATATCCCTTGATTTTTCTGTGGAAGAAAAAAAGTATCAGATAGAGGTGCGAAGAAGTAGAGGAACAATTAAAGTAAAGTTCTTTGAAAACGGAAAAGATATCTCTAGCCATACAGCTACTAACACATATAAGAATGTTGAAGAAGTTCTAGGCTTAGACTTTAAAACGTTTTCTCAGCTTGTGTATCAAAACACAACCGCCAGCTTGCAGTTCTTAACTGCAACCGACGCGAACCGTAAAAAGTTTCTAGTAGACCTATTCGGAGTCGATGAGTACACTAAATATTATGATATATTCCGTACCGTATCTAAAGATATTAGTACTAACATCACGCAGTTAGGAGCACGTTGTAGTACCATTGAGAAATGGTTGACAGATAATAAATTAGAGGCTACCAATATACTGCCAGAGCTAAATTTACCAAAAATCTCGGAAGAAGACGAGAACGAATTACGTTCATTACGAGTAAACTTTGAAAATATTTCCGAAAAAAATAAAAAAATCCGAGAAAATAATACATACAAAGAACTTCTTGCTAATATTTCCCCTAACGACTTCACCTTAGTAGGAGAAGAAGAGAAAGGAATTCGATCCTATGATGAGTTACAGATTCAATTAGGAGCGAGCCAGCGGACAATTAAAGAAGCCGCTAAAGAGATTACTCATTTAAGTAATCTAAAAGGAGAGTGCCCGACATGCCAACAGGAAATAAAGGATACGGTTACGCAAAACCTAAAAAGCCTAAGCGTCCAAAAAAGCCAAAAGGCGGAAAACGAGGTAAGTGATCTAGAGAAAAAGATAGAGCAGATAAAAATGCTTAACTCTATAGTAACTAGTAAACATAAAATGCAGAGAGACTTTGAAGGTCTGATTGGTAGGGTTGATAATGCCCTACCGTCAGAACTTCTTGATGGTAATGAGATAGAAACTAATATCTCTGAGCTTAGAAGTAAGCTTAACTCTACTAGTAAAAAATTAAAGGAGACTATTGATGAAAACAGTAGACGACAAAAACACAACACAAGAATCCAAGTCATCGAAGAGCAAACCGACGAATTCGAAGGACAGCTTAAAGGAATTGAGAAAGAACTTTCTGAACAAGAAAAAATCAACACGAATCTAGAAATCCTTAAAAGAGCATTTTCAACTAATGGGTTGGTTGCCTATAAACTAGAAAATTTAGTAAAAGAGTTTGAAGACTTGACAAATGAGTATTTAGCTGAACTAAGTGATGGTAGGTTTAATATCAATTTTGTAGTGGAGAATGACAAGTTAAATGTGAATTTAGCGGATAACGGATCTATAGTAGATATATTAGCTTTAAGTAGCGGAGAATTAGCTAGAGTAAATACTGCTACGCTTATCTCTATACGAAAGTTAATGAGCAGTATTTCCAAGTCTAGGATCAATGTATTGTTTTTAGATGAGGTTATAAATGTACTAGACGAGCAAGGACGAGAGAAGATGGTCGAGGTACTATTATTAGAACAGGGGTTAAACACATACATTGTTTCCCACGGTTGGACACATCCTCTATTAGAGAAGATCGAAGTAGTTAAAGAGTCCAATATAAGTAGACTAGAAGCGTAAGGAGATAGCTTTGAAGAATAAGTTGATGTGGTTTTATTATAGCTGGGATTCTATAATGAACTTAAAGTATAATCCCATTAGTTATATTCGTAATACAAGTGTACAGATGTACTGTATGGTAGCACTCTCACTACTTTGGACTCTTACATTTTGTACTCTGATTGCAGGTTGGATGAATGTTATCCCCCTAATCTGGGGTCACGTCGGTTTTGTATTCGCAGTATTTTTTACATATGGAATATTCGAAGATGCAAAGAGAGACGGAGCTGCATGGTTTAAAAGCTGGGCTAGAGATTACAAAGAGGAGAGTAATAATGGTTGATTCACGTGCTAAAGGAGCGGATGGAGAAAGACAAGTAAGAGAGCTACTAAGAAAACATACGGGACTACCTTTTGAAAGAGTCCCTATGTCAGGAGCTTTACCTTTTATGAAAGGAGACTTGTTTGTTCCAGACACTGCAATGCACTACTGTATAGAAGTCAAGTTCTATAAGAACAGTCACTTTGATGACAAGATACTAACTAATAAGTCTAATGAGTTTATTAAGTGGTGGGAACAAACAACGAGTCAGGCAAAGAAGACTAATAAGAAACCAGTATTATTTTTCAAGTACAATAGATCAAAAGTCTTCGTAGCAACTCGAGATGAGCCTGCAAAGACTAAGAAGTTTATGCACATAGGGCATTTAGGTTGTTATGTAATGATAGCAGATGAATGGTTAATAAACGAAAAACCGGAATTTATAAATGGGCAAAACATTTCTGAAGTTTCAGCAATCGCACAATAATGCAATAATTATTGATGCACTAAACCTTGGGTTTAGATGGAAGCACTCTAATAGAACAGAATTTGCTGAAGACTACCTTAAAACAGTACAGTCTTTAGCTAGTTCCTATAAGTGCGACAAAGTAATTATCGCTTGTGATAAAGGAAGCAGTAGTTATAGGAAAGAAAGATATCCTGAGTATAAGCTCTCTAGAAAAGAGAGGTATGAGAAGCAAACTCAAGAAGAAAAGGATTCTTTCGTACAATTTTATCAAGAGATGGAAAAGACGCTAGAGTTACTAGCAGAAAAATATATCGTATTACAGTATGATGGTGTTGAGGCAGATGATATTGCAGCGTATATATCAACTAGAATTGAAGCAGATCACATATGGATGGTAAGCTCTGATAGAGACTGGGATTTGCTAATAAGCGAAAACGTGTCTAGATTTGCTTATACAACAAGATCTGAAACTACTTTTGAAAACTGGCGTGAGACGCACGACTACAGCATAGAAGACTATATTACTATTAAATGTTTGAATGGAGACTCTGGAGACAACATTCCAGGGATTCCAAGTATTGGGCCTAAAAGAGCCTGTGACCTATTACATAAGTATGGTAATTTATTTGATATCTATGATGCCTGTCCAATCAGTAGTAAGTATAAATATATTCAGAGTTTAAATGACAACAAAGAAAAGCTAATTCTAAACTTTGAATTGATGGATTTACTAGGGTTTTGTGAGCAAGCAATAGGTGAAGAAAATATAAAGGACATTCAGAGTAAGTGTCAAAGTATTTTAATTAAGGAAAAAATAAGTGAAGCTAGACTACACACGGGATAGTATACTGCCAGAGTTCAGTTTAAAAACTCTAGAAGATAGATACCTCTTAGACGATGAGAAATCGCCACAAGAAGCTTTCGCACGTGCGGCGAAAACCTTCGCAGATGATGATGATATGGCACAGCGTTTATACGACTACGCTAGTAATCTGTGGTTTATGTTTTCTACTCCTGTTCTGTCTAATGGCGGAAGTAGTAGAGGATTGCCTATCAGTTGTTTTCTAAATTATGTAGAAGATAGCCGTGGGGGAATTACAGGTCACTATACAGAGAACGCATGGCTTTCATCTGTAGGAGGCGGGATTGGAGGATATTGGGGGGACATACGTAGTGTAGGTGCAAAAACAAGTCACGGAAGTGAGTCTACAGGCGTAATTCCTTTTCTAAAAGTAGTAGATGCTGAGATGCTAGCATTTAGTCAAGGAGTAACAAGAAGGGGCAGTTATGCAGCATATTTACCTATCTCTCATCCTGAGGTCGAGGAATTTTTGGATGTTCGCAAACCAACAGGAGGTGATATTAACCGCAAGTCTATTAACTTGCATCATGCTATCATAATTTCTGATAAGTTTATGGAGCACGTAGCACGAGCTACCACGGAAGAAGGATATGATGATAGTTGGGATCTAATTGACCCACATTCGGGGAAAGTTGTTAAGACTGTGTCTGCAAAGGTATTGTGGATTAAAATTATCCAGAATCGCGTGGAAACAGGTGAGCCTTACATTATGTTTGAGGATACAGTTAATGAGAATTTGCCTGAATACCAAAAACTACTTGGCCTAAGAGTGAATCAAAGTAATTTATGTAGTGAGATTACTTTGCCTACAAACCAAGAAAGAACAGCCGTATGCTGCCTTTCTAGTGTAAATTTGGAGAAATATGATGAGTGGTCAACTGAGCCGCGCTTTATTCCAGATCTTATTCGTATGCTTGATAATGTCTTGGAGTATTTTATCAAACACGCGCCAAATGAGCTTGCGACTGCAAAATTTTCTGCTTCGCAAGAGAGATCAATTGGATTGGGAGCGATGGGGTTCCATGCCTATCTTCAAAAGAACGGCATTCCATTTGAGTCGCCTATGGCAAAGAGTTTCAATCTACGAGCCTTCAAGCATATCAAACATCAGGCAGAAGTTGCAACTAGGCAGTTGGCAGTCGAACGTGGACAGTGCCCAGATAGCGAGTGGTTTAATGGGGGCGTTAGAAATGCTCATCTACTTGCCATTGCTCCTAATGCAAGTAGTAGTATTATTTGTGGGAATACTTCCCCTAGTATCGAGCCTTATCGTGCTAACGCATTTACTCAAAAAACTAAGACAGGCAGTAGCCTTCTTAAAAATAAGTTTCTTGAAGAACTACTCGAAAGCAAAGGCAAGAATACAGAAGAAGTATGGAAGCACATAATTACATCAAACGGAAGTGTAGCAGGGCTAGACTTTTTAGATGATTGGGAGAAAGATACGTTTAAAACAGCCGTAGAAATCGACCAGAGATGGGTTATTGAGCATGCCGCAGATAGACAACCGTATATCTGTCAAGCACAAAGCCTAAACGTATTCTTCCCTGCGGATGTATCAAAGCAAGAACTGCATAATGTACATTTAATGGCATGGAAGCAAAAAATTAAAACACTTTATTATTTAAGAAGTGAAGCACTAAAAAGAGCAGAAACAATATCAGACGAAAAACTACGAGAGTATATTTTTGATTTTGAGGATGAAGAAGCTTGTTTAGCGTGTGAGGGATAAATGGGACTATTAGACGAAAGAAGTTATTACAAACCTTTTAATTACCCGTGGGCATTTGAAGCTTACAAGACACAGCAGCATATGCACTGGCTTCCTGAGGAAGTCAATCTAGCAGATGATTTGCGGGATTTTAGGGACAAATTAAGTGACGACAACAAAAACTTGTTGTCTAACATTTTTAGATTTTTTACACAAGCTGATGTAGATGTGGCCTGTGGGTATGCTACCCACTACTTGCCAACATTTAAACAGCCTGAAGTAAGAATGATGCTGTCTGCTTTTGCAAATATGGAAGCAGTGCATCAAGAAGCGTATTCACTTTTGTTGGAAACGCTAGGTTATGGAGAGGAAGAGTATCAAATGTTTTCTCAAGTACAAGCCATGTCAGATAAACATGAATACTTGAGTAAGTTTGATACTAAAACAGACGTTGGATTAGCTAAGACTATGGCTGTATACAGCGCCTTCACAGAGGGTGTGCAGCTATTTAGTAGTTTTGCAATTCTGTTAAACTTCTCTCGGCATAACTTGATGAAAGGTATGGGACAGATTGTTACATGGAGTATTCGTGATGAAACACTTCATGTAGAAAGCATGAGTAGGCTTTTTAAAGAGTTTATTCGTGAAAACCCAGAACTTTGGAATGATGAGTTAAAGTATGAAATTTACTGCGCTGCAGAGCGCGTTGTTGAGCTAGAAGATGCTTTCATTGACACTTGTTTCGGCGAAGCTGATATCACAGGGTTAACATCCAAGGAAGTAAAAGAGTATATTCGTTACATTGCGGATAGACGACTTTTAGGAATTGGAATGAAAACAATTTTTCATAGCAAAGATAATCCGTTACCATGGTTGGATTATATCCTAAATGGAGTAGAACATACTAACTTTTTTGAAAACAGAGCTACTGAGTACGCACGTGCAAGTACTAGTGGCAATTGGCAAGATATCTTTAAATAGGAGAATAAAATGGCTGAAGCGCAAGCTAACGACAAACCTGTACTAACCCTCAATGATAATAATTATGTTATCGAGGATTTGTCAGATCAAGCAAAATACTGTATAGCACAGATTCAAGATTTGGATGCCCAAATCTCACAATCAAAAGCTAGACTGGACCAGTTTGAGGTCGCTAAAAAAGGTTTTACGGACATTCTAACGAATGCTGTAGAGTCTCCCGGAGAGGGAGAGCCTGTAGAAGGCGAAATAGTACAGTAACGAAAAAGGGGCCTTGCGCCCCTTTTTTTATTTCTCCAATGCTGTTAGTCTCGTAGTCAGGTCAGTTATTGCTGCTGCCTGTAATTCAATAGTGGCTTGTTGTTCTTGGATGGCTTTTGTTAGCAAAGGCACTAGCTTCGCGTGTTTAACCATCCACACCTGATCTTCTTCTTCTTCCGCAGGTCTTACTGCTTCTGGAACCACCTCATTAAGTTCCTGAGCCACAAAGCCGTAGGTCTGTTGTCTTCCATCCTCCTGCCA